CAAAATGTGCCATAATGTTTCTCCTTATATATTAATTTTAAATACTAGTAAATACATATTAATTTTGAAATTTGTATCTAATAACAACAATTCCTGATCCACCGCTTCCAGTTCCTCCTGAACCTGCACAAATTCCGTCAGAACCATTCCCTGAATTAGCTGGTTGATTAGGGGTTGGAGTGCTACCAAAATCTCCTCTACCACCTGCAGCATAAGTTACACAAGATCCTGTTATAGCTATTGCAAGACCTGCTCCACCTGCATTTCCGCATCCTCCTGATCCAGTTCCATTAGCACCAACACCACCTATACCACCACCACCTGATCCTTGTGGACCTGACCCACCATTATTTCCTTGAGGGGGACTTACTGGTGGAGTGTTTCCTGCACCGCCACAAGATGGTCCTGATGATCCTCCTCCAGATCCTCCTGATCCTCCACATCTTGTCGTTGCTGAATTATTACTAGCACCAAATCCTCCTCCTGCTGATGTTAAACTAAATACTGAACTATTATTTCCAACATTACCATTTGGCCCGTACGGTGGTCTTGTTGTTGCTGCACCTCCTGCACCTACAACTACAGGATAAGAACCTGGAGAAGCTGAAACTGTAAAAGCCGCTGATGCTTTTAAAGGTGATGGTGAACAATAAGTAGTTGCAGAAAATCTCATACCTCCTGCACCTCCTCCTCCACCATCATCTGGTGCTCCCGAACCTCCACCTGCTAAAATTAAATAATCTGCTGTGGTTGATCCTTCAGGATTACCTGTAGCAGACACTGTAAATGTTCCTGGTCCGGTAAATGTATGAATTTTGTTATCACCACAAGTTGTTACTGTACCACCTGTTGCTGTTACATATTGTGCTGTTGATGCATCTGATTGTAAACCTGAATCTGTTACCAACCAACCTTGCGTTGAATCTATAAATACTAATGTTACAGCTTGACCTTCTATAGTTAATTTTGCGTTAATTGTTGAACCACCAATTTTGTCTGAACCATTTTGAACTAGTGTTACTGCATTCGTATCAAAAGTTTTTGCATAATCTTTAAAACCAACAACTGCACCTACAGTTCCTGCTGGTAAATTAACTGATACTACTCCGCCTGTTGTATTTATAAAATAACCTTCACCAGCTGTTGCGGTAAAACCTGATGTTTTAACTGTTGTTTGCCAATTAACAGCACCTGTTGCTCCAAAACCATTTGCAGTTCCATTATTTGTAATTGTTACACCAGCAGGAATCGTGAATGTATCTCCACTATCCCCTAATGTAGTTGTACCACACGCTGTTCTTGGACTAATTTTATTTACTTTTACTTCACTCATAATTATTGAAATTTGTACCTTATTATTACTATACCAGAGCCACCATTTCCACCAGTTCCTGATGGTCTTCCAAAAGCAGCACCGCCGCCACCAGTATTAGTTACACCAGCTAAAGGTGATGGTCCACCACCTCCTCCAGTTCCACCGGCTCCGACTGTGTTATTACCTGGAACATTACCTGCACCGCCGCCACCACCAGCTCTTGCCACAGGAGATCCAGATATAGAAGTTGTTGCTCCAGCCCCTCCAGCTCCAACACCACCAGTACTTCCCGCTGTACCTACAGCAGTTGCACCGCCGCCACCTCCGCCGCCTCTTGGGTTACCACCACAGTTGGCTCCTTGTCCACCATTACTTCCTTGAGGGGGACTAACAGGAGGAGTGTTTCCAGTACCTCCAGCATTTTGTGGAGCAGGTTCAGCAGATCCACCACCACCTGAACCTCCAGTATTTCCTTGGGCTCCAGTTCCAGCGCCACCACCAGTAGATGTTATTGTAGAAAAAGTTGAAGGATTTCCATTGTTACTATTTGCAGCACCTCCTGCTCCTACTACTATAGGGTAAGAACCTGGAGAAGTTGAAGCTGTTAAACCTCCAGCTGGCGCTGCAAGGGGACTTGCTGCCCACGCTGCAGGACTAGGCACAGATTCTCTAAAACCACCGGCTCCGGCTCCAGAAAATTCACCTGATGCTCCTCCTCCACCAGCTACTACTAAATAATCTAATTTGTTTGATCCACACGCATTACCTGCACAAGTAACTGTAAAAGTTCCAGGGCCTGTAAAAGTATGAATTTTATAATTTCCACAAGTAGCTGTTGTGTTTCCTCCTGATGCCGCTACAAATAATTCTGTTGAACTTTGATCTGCAAAAGTTGATTGATGTATTGATCTCCAACCTACTGTTCCATCAATATAAACTAAAGTTAAACCTTCTCCTTCTGTATCTAATTCAATAGTATCACTAGCACCACCGGCCCCACCATTAATTTTTTCTGAACCATTTGGTGAAATAATTAAAGAGTTTGAATCAAATGTATTATTATAATCTTGAACTGAAACAATTGCTCCAGCAGAACCTGCTGGTAAATTCATTGTAAATGAACTACCTGTTGTATTTGCAAAATAACCTTCACCATTAGCTGCTGTGAAAGTTCCTGTTTTAATACTTCCTGTCTGCCAATCTACAGTTCCTGTTCGACCAAAACCTGTCTGACTTGCACCTGATGCTAAAGCAATAGTATCACCGCTTGCACCTAATGTAATAGTTGTACCTGATTGACTTATTAAATTTCCACCATCTGCTGCTTGTAGATTATCTGCACCAGTTCTAACTCCGTCAGAAGCAGCTCCAACAGTTACTGTTGTACCACATTTTTTGATGATGTTTGAATCATCTGAAACTTTATTTATATTATCTACTTTAATTTTACTTGTCATAATTATTGAAATTTGTACCTAATTATTACAATTCCTGAACCACCTGCTGCGCCAGCTTGAACTGTGCCACCTGGACCATATCCAGCACCACCTGCACCTCCGCCAGTATTAGCTGTTCCAGCAGTACCTGCCGCTCTTGCACCGCCTGCTCCACCACCACCAGCGCCACCTGCACCTGAAGCAGCATCAACTCCAGCGGGTTCTTTACCAGCGGCACCGCCACCACCACCAGCAAAAGCTGTTGGTGTTGCGTTAATTGAAGTTGTTGCTCCCGCTCCTCCTGCGCCTGCTGCACCTGGGCTAACAGCATTTGCTCCTACTGCCGTAGCTCCACCACCACCGCCGCCTCTATATACAAGTGCTGGAGATGAACCAGGATTTGTAACTTGACCGCCGCCTCCTGGATTTCCTTGAGGAGGACTAACCGGCGGAGTGTTACCATTACCTTTTCCACTAAGAGTAGGATTATCCGCTGTTGGACCACCTCCTCCTGACCCACCGTTAGATGAAGCGGGACCAGGTGTTCCATGATCTCTTCCACCACCTGCTGATGTAATTGTTGAAAATATTGTATTTGATCCTACAGAAGCATTACCTGGACTTCCTGATGGTCCTGAAGCTCCTCCAGCTCCAACTGTAATTGGAAAACCTGTAGCTGTAACAGGTATACCTGCTGCTGCATTTAAAGGTGAGACTGTATAAGAACAAGTAGTTGTTCTACCTTCTCTAAATCCTCCTGCACCGCCGCCACCAACTGCTCCTGGTCCACCTCTAGCTGTTCCACCACCACCTGCTACAACCATATAAGAAACCGTATTTGATCCGCCAGCATTACCTGCACAAGAAACACAAAATGTTCCTGGTGAAGTAAATGTGTGGACTTTAAAATTTGTACAAACAGTTGTTATAGTTCCACCTGTTGCTGCTACAAATGCTGCATTTACACCTTTTTTTGTAAAATCATTATCTTGAACTGATCTCCAACCAACTGTTGCATCTATGTAAACAAAAGTTACACCTCTTCCTTCAGTGTCTAGTGTAACTTCTTCACCAGCGTCACCACCATTAATTTTTTCTGATCCATTTGGATCAACTGTTAAAGCGTTTGTATCAAATGTATTATTATAATCTTGAACAGACACTATTGCACCGGCTGAACCTGCTGGTAAATCCATTTCAAAAGCACCACCTGCAGTGTTACAGAAATAACCTTCACCATTTGCTGCAGTAAATGTGGCTGTTTTAATTGAACCTGTTTGCCAATCTACTGTACCAGTTCTTCCAAAACCTGATTGTGATGCACCTGTTCCAAGTGTTACTGTATCACCAGATTCACCTAGTGTTAAAGTAGTTCCGCATTGTGGTGCAACTGTATTTACTTCTATTTTACTCATTAAACTATTACCAACGTTCCTGTTACTGTTATTGTTGCAGGAATTGTAATAGGTCCTGCAAGAACTGCATTTTCTACAGTTTGTGTACCATCAATTGTTGATGCTTGATTTTTTATAAATTCATCTGGAGCGTATTGCCCTCCGATGTATTGGATTCCATTTATTACTGCCGTCATAATTCCTCCTAAGAACTAATTGTATCGATGTACGAAAGAACTACGTCTAAACTACTTGCGGTATCAGAGACAGCTTCTAATGTATCACCATTAGCTAAAACAATTTTAGCGCCACCTTGAATTAATTCAATAGCGCTATTTGGTGGAACTACTACTCCTTTTGCTAAAAAGTAATCAGCTCCGCCTTTTGCAATTTTAACATCTATTTTAATTGTTGATGTTAAAATATTACAACATCTAATACCTATTACTGCATCATAATCTCCAGCTGCTAATAAGGTAGTATCACCTGTTCCAATTGTTCTTACTAAAACGTTTCTAAAATCTTGTGCCATATTTTTTTCCTATTTATAACGCCACGGCCATTGCTAATGCAAAGCCAGCTGACGCTGCTCCTACTGGTGTTCCTGTAGCATCTAAATAAACAGATTTACTTGCAGGTAAAGTACAGAACACATCTTTTGTACCTGAACCAAAGTTAACTGCTGCATCTGAATTAGAACTGGAGATAACTGTAGTTCTAGTTAAATTTGCACTTGATCCATCTAGTGTACCAAGTCCAACTTCAAATTCTGTAGTTCCTTGATTAAAAATACAATAATAAGTTGTATTACTGTTTCCTATTCCTGCTGCAAAAGTTTCAAAACCAGTTACTGCTGCTCCAAGTGCCATTGCACCTGTACCAGTAGTTGTGCTTGTAACTTTTACTCTGTCATTTATTACTAAAGCCATAAATTTTTTCCTTAAGCCATACTTATAATTGCATTAGCTGGTGTTGCTGGATCAGGGAAAGTAATTTTAAACGTGCCGTTAGTAGCAGTTTTATTTCCTCCAAAATCTAAAACAACGCATAACTTATCACTGTTGGTATCATTATAAATAGCTGCAAAAGCTGCAGTAAAAGTTGCTGATGACCAAGTGGCATCTGCGAAGTCTACTGAAGCAACTGCTGTTGAAGATGCAACAGCTTGAGAACCTAAAGATTCTCCACCTGCTGTATAGTTACTTCCACCCGAAGCACTAACTTCGTTAGTTGTATCGTATGCTGTGCTTGAAGTTGTATACGGATTCGAAGTATACAAAGCTATTTTAAATGCGTTACCGCCAGACGAAAAATTATGAGTTCCCGAAAAGAGTTCTCCTCTAAATGCGAATGGTATTACGTTTGCCATATTTTTTTATCTCCTTTAATAACTTGATGGTGATTCCGATTTAATAGGAAGACGAATAACACCATCTTGATATTCGTTTCTGCGTCTACGACCAATTTGCTCAGTAGCATACGTTTCTAAAGCTTCTTTATAAGCTGCTCCATAGTATTGTAACATATCTTGAGGTCCTTTCAAGTATGCATATGCATTTACTAAAGAAGCATATAAAATTAAGTCTTGATATTTATTAGACAAATAAGTGCCCGTTGTGCTTTTTGTAGCGTCAGTTAAGCTAACTGGATTCTTATTGTAGGCTAAGGTAATTTCGTAAGCTGCATTAGGCGTAGGGGCAATAACCCAATAATTCTCGTCCCAATTAGCATAGTATTTAGGAAGTGTACTAGATGCAGTCCCAGGTGTGTCGTAATAAGTAGCTATGTAACTAGGGTCTCTTTGCTCTAAATAAACTTGATTGCCAGAAGAATCTTTAAGTTGCACATATCTAATAACTCTTAAATCTGATGGAATTGTTACATATCTATTTCCAATAATTGTAGTTGATGTAGCATAGTGTCTTTCCATATCTGCATCAAAAGATCTAAAAATTCTTTCTTCTGCATTTTGGATAAATCGATTTAAAACAGCTTCAGTAAAAACAGTGCTGTCTACTTCTGTGTATGATTTTATATCATCTTGTAAGTTTGTTAAAGT